TTGCTTAGTAATTCTAAGTCTTTTACGTCTGTAGAAGGATCTGCGGATGCAACTTGACCAGCGATAGCATACATGTTTTGAGCTTCGTTGACCATACGTCCACGGAAGTGCTCAACTAGATACTCATCACTTGGACTAGAAGCGAAGAAACGACGAACGTTTGAGCGTGATGCATCAAACAATACTTTGTTTCCTTCCTTGATCTTCTTTACGAAATCGGTTCCAGAAAGCATTTTTAATTTACCTATCTACGTTGTTATTTAGTATAAATGAAAAAGTATCTTAGATGACCCTGTGAAACAGACTCTTCTTCAAACTTCTTCACGTTATATTTATACTGGTCTGCAATGGCATATATTTTCTCTTTAGTCCAAGGATACCACTGTATTCCTTGTATGTCTGCTACGTCTGCCCAGTCATGTGGTATGCCAGGATTGACTCTAAAGATTGCTTCTTTTCTGAATAAAACATGTATCAATGACATTTGATTATCAATATTTGCTTCGTCACCAAAGTTAATAGAACCTAAAGCAAGTACAATATCATATGATGGAGATGGATAAAAATCTTCTAATGAAGTCTTTATACATGCATTATCATTATATGGATCTATACCAGTAAGTCTTTTTATTTTACCTTTGAATCTATTATATCCACATCCAATATCTAAGACACTAGAAGGTGTCTGATCATTAACATAATTGACCAACTGATAGCCAGAATACTCAAGACGTTCAAAATTTTTGTCTTGCCATTTCCCATTAAAATAGGACTCCACTATTTTTTCCGTGAAGTCCTAGGTTTTGTTATCGGTGTTGGTTCAGGTACAGAAGCAGACTCAAATTCCTGAGGTTCTTGTGGTTGCTGTAGTGCCTGTATTTTATTGTTCAGAACTTGTACTGTTGCTTCTAGAGCAATGTTCTGAGCAGTCATTGCATTCAATCTATTTTGATAGATCTGTAATAATGCATTCACCTGTTCTTCATTCATAAGGGAGAAATCAATTCTCCCTTATTTAGTCATCAGAATGTACCACCATCTATGCTTATATTCTCTAGTGAACGTGTAGTTCCAGAACAGGAAATTACCTGTGTAGTACCTGCACAATCATTCAAGAATAAAGATCCAACTTCCAATCCACCAGAAGTAGAGTTAGTTAGAACACCTGCACTTTCAGTGGCAACAGCAGAGAAGACAAATCTTCCAGTGCTATCATCCCAGTACATTGCTGCTTTCTTAGCAGAACCACTGTAGTAGTTCATTATAACACCAACGTCCTTGTTGGTATCAGAACTAGGAGCAGATCCGTCTACAACTTGTAATTCAAGTAGTACGTCCTCAATGGTTGAGTTAACCGTATTGATTTGAGAAGTTGTACCGTTGACGGTGAGGTTTCCACTAACTGTTAGGTTACCACTTGTAGTTTGGTTACCAGTAACAGCAAGAGTAGAACCATCAAATGTTAGATTGTTACTATCCTCAAGAGCACCAGCAGAACCTGCAAGAACAACTCTGTTGTCTGTTAGATCACTAACTGTAGCAGAAGACATTGTTGTCTCAGCACCAGTAAATGTAGCACCATTATTGGATGTGATGTTACCAGTTACAGCAAGAGTAGAACCGTTGAATGTAAGGTTACCACTGTCTTCTACTTCACCAGATGTACCAGCGAGTACAACACGACCAGATGTAAGATCTGAAATCTTAGCACTATCAGCAACTAAAGCATCAATGTTAGCAGTTCCATCTAAGTAGAGATCTTTGAACTCTAGTGAAGATGTACCTAAATCTCTTGCACCATCAGTAGATGGAACAATATCACTATCAAATCTACCTGTAGCAGTAATAGTGTCAGAAGTAGCATTACCTAGATCTACATTACCATTTGCGGTAAGAGTTCCAGATGCAGTAACAGCACCAGTAACAGTAAGAGTTGAACCATCAAATGTTAGGTTACCACTGTCTTCTAGTTCTCCAGAAGTACCAGCAATAACAACTCTATTGTCAGTTAGGTCTGATATTGCTGCTGAGTTAGCAACAAATCCACCAGCTACGTTAGCACCACCATTAGCGTCAATAGCACCAGTAAATGTTGATATACCAGATACCTTGACAGTAGTAGCATCTAACTGTCCAGCAGTTGTAATACCAGAAACGTTGATTGCAGTAAAGTTAGCACCAGCACCACCTCCTAAGAAGTAGTTCTTCATGTTGGTGGCAGTTATCTTACGGTTTGTACCGTTTGCACCATCGTCAAAGACGAAAAGGTCAGCATCAACAACTGTTGTACTTGCTGTAGCACCATCAATATCAACTGCAGCAAGTGGAAGAGTTCCAGCAGTAGCACCAGCAACTGAACCGTTGAAGGAGCCTGTTGCGAGAGTTAGTCCAGCAGCAGCGAATGTTGAATGAGTAGATCCATCAATTGTAACTACTGCAGTTCCAGTACCACTGTCACTAACTGCGATGTTAGTGTTGGCTTGTGCAATAGTTGTTTGGTCAATTGCTGTAGTAGAAGTATTTGTAATTCTACCTTTAGCATCAATAGTTAATATTGGAATTGCAGTAGATGATCCAACTGTTCCAGCAGATACACCTGACGCTGCAAGAGTAATTGCTCCACTATCACTAGCAGTAGCATCACCAGATGCAGAAGACCAGATATACTTCTTGACTCTACTAGCAGCAGTCTTTCTATTAGTACCACCTGCACCGTCATCAACGATCATCAAGTCAGCATCAACAATGTCAGCACCTATATCGGTACCACCATCTAAATCAAGAGCACTTAGTTGAACCTTATTAGCATTGTCAATAGTACCAACATAGGTATCATTGATTGCTGTACCTTGCCAAACACCAGTAGCAATAGTTCCTAATGTTGTCAATGAACTGTTTACAACACTTGATCCAAGAGTAGTAGAACTCAAGATAGAAGTATTGTTATGCTTCAATACCTTACCTGATGCAAGGTTGATGTTTTCAGAAGATCCCCAGTTGTCTCCAGTTGCTTCAAAGTTCCAAGTCTTATCTCCGTCTCCAGAGTCAACTGTTAAACCTGCTCCGTTTGCAGCAGCATCGTCAGCAGCACCAGTTGCTACTTGGAAGTTTTTATCATCTATAGCAACTGTTGTGGAATTAATGGTAGTTGTCGTACCATTTACAGTCAAGTTTCCACTAACAACTACATGGTCATCTATAGTTGTAGTACCACCTGCTGAGTCAATTGTTAGGTTGCCAGAAGCAGTATCAATCTCATTATCACCAGTTACACCTATTTGAATATTGTCAATAGATGCACCACCGTTAGCATCCAGTAGTCCAGTAACCGTAGCAATACCAGCTACAGTAAGGTTACCTGCTGTTTTCAGAGATGCTATATTAACAACATTACCTAGTGACTTCCATGCAATAGTTTCAATAGTATCACCTACAGTAGCACCAGGTGCTGCCAAGGTAACTGTGTTTCCATCAGTCTCAGTAAAGTCATTACCAGAGATTAGTTTTACACCATTATGAAATACTTCAATGAATCCGTTGGTATAACCAGCAGAAACTGTAACAGCAGTTTGACCTTGAGTTGCAGTTGTTGTCTGTGATGTAGCAAATGTAGTAGCAGCAATACCAGTAAGTGCAATGTCTGCAACTCCACCTGATACTGTGTAAGTATCTACACCAGATCCAGTAAATTTGAATGCAGTAACAAGACCAGCATGACCTGTATTCTTGATAGCACCAACTTGTGCTATAACACCACCATCAGAATTTCTTGGTGGGTTTGCTAATGTTAATTGCCCTGCAATATCATGTGCAGAACCGTTTATATCTAAGTTTCCACCTACAGTTGCGTTACCTGAGACTGTAGCAGCACCTGTAACACCAAGAGTAGAACCATCAAATGTTAAGTTACCACTGTCTTCAAGAGCACCTGAAGTACCAGCTATAACAACTCTGTTGTCTGTTAGATCAGATACAATAGCAGATGCTAGAGTTGTTTCTCCAGTAACACCTAATGTACCAGCAACAGTAGCGTTTATATCAACATCTAGTGTGTCGATATGAGCAGTACCATCAATATATAAGTCTTTATATTCTAGATCTGATGTACCTAAGTCAACAGCACCGTCAGTTGCAGGTACAAGAGCAGCATCAAATCTACCTGTTGGAGTGATTGTATCAGATGTTGCATTACCTAGATCTACGTTACCGTTAGCAACAAATGCACCGTTAGCAGTAACAGTTCCAGAGGCAGTAAGAGCACCTGTTAGTCCTAGTGTAGAACCATCAAATGTTAGGTTACCACTGTCTTCAAGAGCACCTGAAGTACCAGCTATAACAACACGGTTATCAGTCAGATCACTAACTGTAGCAGATGAAAGAACTGTTTCACCACCAGCTATGTTTGCACCACCGTCTGCGTCTATAGCACCATTGATGTCAACTATTCCAGTAAATGTAGATATACCAGAAACTTTTAATGTAGTAGCATCAGTTTGACCAGAAGTCGTAATACCTGATACATTGATACTATTGAAGTTAGCACCTGCACCACCACCAAGGAAGTAATCCTTTAGAACTGTAGCAGTTACTTTTCTATTTGTACCATTAGCACCGTCATCAATAACCAATAGGTCAGCATCAGCAACTGTAGTAGTTGCGGTTGCACCATCAATATCTACTGATGATAAAGGTACTACACCAGCCTGTATTCCAGCACCAGAGTCCCATGATAGGTTACCACTAGCATCAGATTTCAAGAATCCGTGGTTTACAGCAGCACCTGGTAAAGTATATGTTACATCTGAGGTAACACTTCCTGGTGCTTTTAGAGTTAGTTTATTTGATCCGTTATTACTACCTTCAACTAGGTTAACTCCAGAACCAGCTGTAGTAGTTTCTCTTGTCCAATATCTATGGGAACCGATAAGTTTATTAGCACCTGTTGTGGAGTCTATACCCACATACAAGTCAAACTTATCCACCGTCAGTGCAGGTTCACCTGCTTGCAGTCCAGGGAGGTTTGAAAAATTACCTCTCTTAAACTGTAGAATGGGGGATGCCATCTATAAGTTTTTTGTATTGTTTACGCACCTTCGCATCTTCGGTATATACCGTAAGTAACTGTATATACAGTTGAAAATATTTATATCTTAAAAAGTTCCACCATCTAAATCTATCTTGTCATCTAATGCTTGATCTAGGTAATCTATTGTGTCTGATGATAATCCAGTAGTTGCAGGTGCACCACCAGGTACGGTGTTTGCTCCAACTGCAGCATCTACTACTTCATCTGGATTTACAAATTTGAATGTTGCACTGGGTTCATCGTACACTAATACCCATCTATTCTGGGCACCATCAGTACTAATATCACCGAGTTCGGATAAGTTTCGTGCCACGCCTCCTCCAGCTCCTCCACCAGCTAATTTGATTGAAAAACTACCTCCACCAGAAGTACCAAGAATGCCTGTTGATGACAATCTAACGGTTTTGTTAGAACCACTCTGTAGAGATACCTTGTATGCCATTATGATATTGTAGGATTGATTAGTGCTTGACCACTAATGACTTTCTCTTTCTTACCATTAATATCATTAGTGATAAGAATATCATAATTATATCTGCCAACTGTAGCTATACCTGTCTGAACATCAGTTAATGAGATAGTAATCTCACCGTCAGCAGGTGTGCCACCAAACGTCGCTCCAAAAGCAACATGACCATACGCAGTATAATGCTTACGCATCTTTGCAGTTATGCTATGGTTAGTTAAATTAAGTGCTGTTCCGTCGGATTGAGTAACATTATATGTTGCCTCAAAATCAGTCCCTGCCTCAATTTCGATATTGACTCTTGGAACTGCCATAATTATTCTACTATACTATATCTATTTATTGAGAAGTAATGCTTTTAGTTCATCTATCTCAGATCTTAATCTATCTAATTCATTTTTTGTATCTAATCTAGAATCCCTATCCCTAACATATCTCTCATAAGCAATAGTATCTGTATTTACTATTGCTGTTGTTGAGAGATCTCTTACAAGATTTTTATGATCTTCTACTTTTGCTTTTCTCATTATGCCACCGCTATTGCTCTGAAGTCTAATAGTTCAGGATCTTCTGCTTGGTTAGTAGAAGAAATAACAACCTTGACTTGGAATCCAGTGAACTGTGGTAGATCATCTATTGAATACTCATATTCAATGAATTGATCTTCGAGACTTGCACTGATCTTTCTATCTGCTTGACCATTATTATTAGCAGCAGCAATAACATTGCCACTCGAATCAAGGTTTTCGTAGCCAGGGAATAATTCAAATACCTTATCAAGTTCGTCAGTATCAGATCTTTGGAGTCTATAAAGAACTCTTATGTCTGCAGCTGCAGGTCTATATGCACCAAATAGAACTTTCAATGATGTTGCAGGGTTCTCTAGATTAATAACCTTAGTTAGATAAAGGTTATTATGTGGGTCATCTAAAGTGTTAACTCTACTGTCAGTTGAGTAGTTTGATATAGGTGAGTTGATTCTAGATGATGAAGTTAGAACAGAACTCTTGAATACATCAACAACAGGTGATACATTCTCATCGTCTGTACTGAATACCATATCAAATGTAAATGATTTAGATCCAGGTAATGCAGTCATCTGTGCATCTTCATTGACTTTAGATGCAACCAATCTAGGTTCTGGGAATGTAGTCTCCCCAATCAATGAAACAGGGTTGTAACCTTTATCTGCGAAGGAAGTTTCACTACCATTTACACTTGTAGCAGCAGTGGTTCTTACTGTTGCTTCTATAGCAGTTCCTTCTGGTAAACTATGTGCGATGTTAGGTTCTAAAGTCTCAAACTGTATATTTGTAGATGCTCTACCTCTATCACCACCACCATTCTTATCCTTAGTAAACACTGTAGAACCAGTAAGTTTCACAACATAAGAATCAAGTGTTATGTTGTCTTGTATGCTAGATGTAGCATTGGTCAATTGATGTTCTGCATTGATCTTACGAAGAGATACACCTGATAGTTCATATTTCTGAACTGGAGCATCTATTTCATGTGTCTTAGCAAATGAATCATCAACACCTCTAGTGATTGTACCAGTTAGTTGGTTATTTCCAATAGTAGTGTATTTGATTATTTCATCTCCAATAAGAGCATAACCAGGATTACTTGCTGATACTTGAGCACCTTCAAACCAGTTGAATCCAGTACTACTTCCTACACTTACTGCAGTTGTAACACTCTGAGCATATCCAACAGTTAGTTTAGTTGGTACACTATCACCAGTAATGTTATCAATATCAACTCTGTTACTGATGGAATGGTTTCCATGATTAGGATGAGTTACTCTGAAATGTAATCCATCATATTGATCCGTGTTTGTTACAACTGTGCTAGGTTTGATACTAGGAAGTGTAGTCCCATCAGATATAATTGTATTTGTAGTATCAAAAGTACCCTTACAGTTAGTAAGAATAAGTGAATTAGCTGCTGTAGTAACACCAACAGTTACAACTAAATTCTGTCCAAGACCCTTCGATCCAAGTGCAGCAGTAAGTGTGTCACCAATCTGATAACCAGTACCAGTATTATAACCTTTGACTGTAGCACCAGTAATAGCACCTGCAGCAACAGTAACAACACCCACAGCACCAGAACCACTACCTGTAGAGGTTACAAAGTTTACTGTACTATAAGTACCATTTTCATATCCACTACCAGCATTTGTGACTGATAATGTATTTGCAGCCTGTCCAAGATGTGATAACTTATCAGCAACAACACCACGAGCAGAAGCGTTAGAAGTCTGTGTAATTACAGAACCAACATCAGCACCTGTAACTGCGATAGAAGAAGTTAAACCTACAGTTACTCTCTTAGCATATGTCTCAATTGGGTTCTCAGGTAAGTCATTTCTAGAATCAAAGTTATTCAACTGAGGATTATACATCCTAAGTGTGCCAGGATCAAGTACAAATTTTGCCTTATGTGAAACATACTTCATATCCTCCAACTGTGATGGAGTCCATGTTCCAGCAGTCTGACCTTTGAATAGAGATCCAATAGTAGGTTGTTTAGTAACAATAACCTTACCTAACTCAGATTCAGTTGATGTAGTAATATCTGCTTCACCAATTTGACAGATCCATTGGTTATATTCAGATGTTGCAGTGGCAGTAACAAATGCATATTCACCTGTTGGTAAGTATATTGGTGATTTGAATGTGAATTTAGTTGGTACAGATGCATCTTCTGATACATTGACCTGATCAGGGTCTAATATTACTAGTCCATTCTTTACTACGTTCCTTGATGGATATCCATTGACAACATCCACAACAGTTAATTGTAGTGGTATTGTTTCTGACCTACTCTGGAAGAACATATCAACTGATGTCATAAAGATACCAGGTGATTCTTCTACTTGGAATGTCTGTGCTAATGGGTCATCATCATTTTCAAACTGACTAAGAACTGGTTGGATGATAGTAACTGTTCTATCAATGATATTGGTTATTTCAATAATAACTGGAGGTGGTATAACTGGTGGAGCAGGTTCTACTCTCTCAAGACTTGTCTCGGTAATAAGTGTTCCTTCCGAAAAATGATCAGTAGCAGCACGAGAGAAGTTTAGAGCAGGTACTTGATCAGATGGTAATAAACTTGTCAATAGAGCAGTGTTAGTACCGTTCTTAACAAAATTAGGTGGAAGATAATACGAACCAATAACAGCACCGAAGTCATCAGTAATCAATCTTATTTGACTTATCTCTGCTTCTGCACCACTAGTCTCACCAACCAATTTCATACCAACAGTAACAAATCCAAAGAAGTTAGCATCTGATTTTTGAGAAAGTGAAGCAGTATCAATGTTTAGAACTGTTGTAGTTTCTGAATATGAGGATGATAATCCAACATTAGGAGTATATGGGTTGTTTGGATATACAATCGTTGGACTAGCAAAAGGACCATCTTTGTGGTTTGGTGCTGCTAATCTAAATCTTATATCAATTCCTTGACTTTCATTCTGAGCAGAAACTGCATATCCATTTACAGTCTCACCTGTTTGGAATGCACCTTGTACAGGTGTTACTTCTAGTAATTTTGGTATAGTACGGTTCTCAATATCCAACATATCATTACCTGCAAACATGTTGAAATGATTAGTACCTGGCTTGAGTCTTGTACCAATAAACTGAATGTTCTGTTCCCTCATATCAGGAATAGACTCTTCAGTTGTAATGATATCGTTAGAGAAACCTATACCATCATCTTGTATAATAAATTGATTTTCTATAAAGATATCTGATTCAGGATTTAGTGTAAGATTACCTCTCCAACTTCTCATCATATATGGGTTGACGTTCTCAACTCTAGTTGCAAATGGTTGAGATCTTTCAATCACCTCTTCATAATTCAGAGTTACAAGATCACCTGTTTTTCTGATATTAGGTGAGTTTAGGTCTTCGGCATATCTTGGATCAACAGTAAGATCTGGAGTTCCATTAGTTCCAACAATAGCACCCGATCCAATAAGAAGATCAATACTATCCTTTTTCTTTCTTGAAACTAACTTACCATCATCGATATCATACTTCAAGAATGGAACAGTCTTATCTGCCACATTGAAGTCATTGAAAGGATCAACAACAAAACCATTCTTAAATCTATCAAGACCTGTTGTAGGATCAGTGATAACAAGACTTTCAGTTGCAGCTTCTAGTAATGATAAGGAAGTAGTTTCCTCAAGACTCTCAATACGAGTCTCAAGTTTACCAATATCCTTCATCGTATAACGCTTATTACCACGGAAAGTAATTTTTACTTCCTTTGTAGCATCATAAACATATGGTTTATAATCAATTCTTGCTAACTCAAATGAATCACCAACAGTCTCTGGTTCAACTGGTTTTACAGCAGGTGTACCTTTTTGTACAGTAAATGATCCATTTCTATTGATAAACAATCTATCAATTCTACCTAGGTAATGAGTGTAATCAAAGTTTATATTCTCATCAGATTCTAGAATAGAAGGTGATTGACCACCACCAGTAAATACTCTTGACTCAAATTCAAATGGAGATTTAGTTCCAGAATAAGCAGCAACTCTAGGTCTCAAATCTACAACATCAGTGTTAGGTATGTTCTGGAATGCTGGAACAGTATCAAACTGATCTTTAGTGTAACTACTTGCAGTTACTAGATCACCAGAATCTTCTGAATTGATTACGTAATGGTCAAAGTAAACCTTCAACTGTCCTTGTGGCTCTGGGAAATCTTGCTTTCTAACCAATCTACCAAAGTCATAATATTCGTTTCTTTGTCCAGTGTCTAGTATAAAGTTCTTTCTTATGTTCTTATCACCTGGCGTAGAAGATGCTAGAATAGTTCTTACACCACTTTCTTGGAAAGTAACTTCTTCATTTACTTTGAAGGTATTATTATTCTTGTATAATACTTCAACTGCGTTTGTACCACTTCTAGCAAGAACCATTGCAGCAGCACCAGAACTCTTACCTATACCAATCTCACCTAAAATTAGATCAGTATTATTAGCATTAGGACCATTATAAGATCCAAGAGTCATTGCTGGAACAGTAGGAACCCCAGTCCCTGATGATTCAAATACAGCAGCAATTGATACTACATCAGGTACACCTAAAGATATTTCTCTATCTTGAACTCTCAAACCATATACTCCACTAGGAGTTAGACCATCTGTAATAGATGTACTAACACCAGAATAGTTACGGTTAGAACCTGTAATAAGAACAGTTGCTTCTCTAGTAAGTTGTTTCTGTTTAGACTTGACTTTAGATTTCTGTTGTGTACTATGTACAATCACTCCAGACTGACCAGTAGTAAGACCAGATATAGTTGCACCCTTACCACCACTAGTCAAAGCAAACTGATCTGATGTCAGTGTTTCTACAGTACCATTTGAATATACGACAGTATACCTTTCCTCATCAAATGGAGCATATACCAAATCAGTTCCTGTCAATGGTGGTAAATCCATCTGACCAGAACCATTAGTTGCTTGACCTGTATTTTCTACTCTAATTGATATGGTAGATTCAGTAAGATCTACAGACTCTGTATTAGTATTAGGTAAAGGTGCATATAAGAATCCACTCTTAGATGCTTTCATTTTACCTGCAAGAATCTTCAGATCACTAACAGTAATAGTAGAACCTGGCAGTGCCTTATGGCAAACACCAGCAACTGTATGTGGAGCAGCAACTAAAGTAATGTTATTATTTGTGGCACTAATAGCACTTACTTTGTTATAAGTAACATCTGTATTACCACCTTGCTTATATGCAACAATATCACCTATTGTGAAATTCTTTACCCAACCAGTAGTACCACTGGTAACCACAGACGCACTACCAGATGCTGCTGCGATACTGAATGAACGTCCTGTAAGATCTTTCTTAGTTTCTAGAATTACATCTGCAGCAAATGTTCTACTAGCAGCAGTAGATCTTACTGACTTCACATCATTGATACTATACTCAGTAACAGCAGTAATAACTCTACCATTCAATGATCCATTGATTTTGATCTGTTCATCTTTCATGAACTGACCAGAAACCTGATGCAATACTACTGAAGTGGAGTTAGAAACTGCACTACGTAAATATCCTTTAGCACCACTACGTGAACCTTCAACTATAGCAGGTACTGCAATAGTGTGTGCTTGGTTGATAGTTAATTTTGTATCAGTTTGGATGTCAAATAAGTATAATTCAAATACACTAGTATCATCTACATATCCAGCATTCTGTAATTTATAATCATATACTCTAGCACGACCTATAGAATCCCCTGCAGCAGTTGCTTGGTTAGAAGCGAGTCTTTCACTACGAAGATCAACAAAGTCTGATGTAGCGGCATTCAGCTTGATCTGAGCAGCATTTAGAGTATGATTTACCCTAATCTTATTACCTGCTTCAAATGGAATAGCAGATGACTCAACTAAATTAGTAGTTCTTGGTTTTTCAATGTCAACAAAATGAGAACCGTATGAGTTGGCCTCATATCCCTTGACATATGCTTTACCTGGACCTACACGAACACACATCAAGTCCTTAGAAGGAGTATTACCTTCGTTAGTTTTTGATCCAGTGTAGAATGCACCAAAGACAGAATACCTGTCATTTAGAGATTCTTTTGCTTCTAGATCAAACTTAGTAACATAATAGTTACCACTTTCATCATATGTTCTTCTTGCAAATTCTTTTGCTAACTCTCCATAAAGAGTCTTATCAATTATCTTTTTGACACCACCCTTCTCTAATCTCTGTAATTCAATAAAAGTTTCATCCTGAAAATCATCTATATCTTTCTTACTAAGAACTAGACTGACCTTTAATCTATCTGCACCAGGTGCAGTAAAGTTAGAGAATCCAGAAGCATTATCATATAAACTAGAATCATCAACAGCAGTTATAATCTCTTCTTTTACATTGAATCCTACTCTGTATGATGGTTTGTTATCATACTGATCTAATATTATCGTCTCTGGTGATACTTCAATAAATGCTCCACGAGCAAACCAAACACCTCTTGTAGTTGTAAATGCAGATCCTACAGATGAAGCATTAGAACTTATAGCAGTAGCAAAATCAGATCCATTTGATATGGTTGTTGATCCATAAGTAAAATCTGTCAGTGTTATTAAATTTTCTCCATCAAGAAATTGATCATTCAAATAATCATCAGATGTTTTTTCATACTTGATGAATATAGTTGTATTATTTGTTACAGACTCAGTAGCAGGTATTACCTTTACAACTTTAGCAGTGATACCAGATGTCTTACCCTTTATACTTAGACCAACAAGTTTATCATAGTAGAGTTCTACAGGAACACCAAAAAATGTAGACTCAACTTTTACTGAAGTGTATTGGTTATCATATTTGAATACGCCAGGGATCACCATTGATCCCTCTCGGAAAATATGTTTACCGAATTGTTCAACCTGTCCCTGTAGGATAGATTGTAACGTTGTTAGTTCCCGTGCTTGTACGGGTGTGCCAGGTTTGAAGAGGACTCGGTTGTAATTTTTTGACGAGTCGAAATCATCAAAGTATGGACTGACATTTAAATTGGTGTTCTGTGGCATCAGATTAGAATTCTAAGATGATTTTGATATCTTCTCTTTGGTTTGTTGCTCTAGTCACTTCAGGTCTGTTATCAACATATATGATATTACCAGAATACTTTTTGATTTCTGGATTGGCTAATCCACTAGAGTAGGATTGTCCAAAGTAATATGTCCTTGAGTTGACAGTCGTAGAAACACCAGTAAATCCAGTGTCTATAGGTAATGTCGATGTACCTGTTGTAGTGGTAACAATTACGTTAGTATTGCCACCCGAACCTGGTGTGGATGTGAATTTATTTAGACGGTAACCATAGGTAGGTTTACTGCCTGTACTCGTATCCAACGCAAGGGATCTGTCCTGCCAATACTGTAATGTTTTAGTTACTGCATCATATCCTATGATCTTACCGATAGCGGTTGATCCAACTCCAACTGTCTGAGTAATATTACCATCAACAGCAACACTCATACTTGTTGCAGCAACACCTGCAAGACGTAAACCATAAACTCCAGATGCACTAGCAGCAGTTAATTGACTAGATGTACCATGTATCTGAGGATTTTCAATAATACCAATACGAGCAAACTGGTTTCCTGTTGGGAAATCTGGGTTTGTTGTATCAGCATTCTCAATTCTTGAGTAAATGAGAACCTTATTAGCACCTAATTCTCTATAGATGTCAGAACCATGTCCACCTGGAGGTGGAACGATGACAGAGAATGAAGCACCAGCACCAGTTACAACAGAATCTAAATCAAGAGTACCAAATGAATATCCAGTTCCACCGTTAGTAACCTGAACTGAATCTGGTTTACCATTAATGAATGTGACAGATGCTAATCCATCTTGACCATCACCCTTGATCGGAACATTATTTTTTACACCAGTGAATTGATATGCAGCAGAAGTTGTATCTTCTACAACAACACATTCAATCTTACCATCAACAGCAGCATTCCTTACATCTGACACATCAGTGTTGGTTGCCCAACTATCAGGTACGGGAATGTAATCTGCACTATCAAATTTGATAATGTCACTTGGTTTTATAGTATAAAGATACTTCCAAATATAACCGTCACTTTCTAATCGAGGTTGAAGATCAGTATGAACTGGTTCCTGTAGTGATATAATGCCTTTACCACTATTGGCTGGAGCAGCCCCATTGAAAATGCACTCATAGACTCGATAGTCTTTATTCATTACATAGAAATTAGCACCATATAAACTTGTCGAGCTTGTCTGCTTGCTCAAGTTATTAATACTATAATCTTGACGATACATTTCATATATCGTTCCACTTGTCCAAGATATCTTTTTGATAACTCGTAGTACGTCAGTACTGTTAATCTTTTTGGCAGATATTAGGGTATCGTAGATACTATCGTGATTATCGAAATTATCAATTGGAGAAGGAGTTTCCGTATTCCAATCTGATGCAACAGACGTTGCATTTGGCAGTCCGATAAAAACATAATAACTGTTATCGCTCGTCGAAATTCCCGAAACGAAATTCGACGCATTCAAAACCCTAATTTGATCCGTGATGACGGCTGGCATTATTTTGAAACTTTTTGTTTATTTATGTGTAATCTTGAAGTAATTTAGTAGATCTTACAATATTAGCCGCAGTTGATAGTCCAATTAGACCATTCTGCGTATTTGTAGTGAATGCAAACCCAACAGTACCTGTTGTAAATTTAGTCCAACTATAAGAACCATAATAGGCACCTACACCTGAAGTCAATCCTGTAAAGTTCAATCCATGATCTTTCTCAATTTCAACGTGGACTCTCATCGTTTGACCAGAACCCACCTGTGTGAGGTGACTCACCTGATAGACACCATCTAAGAACTGTGTTGTAATTCCAACTGTCTCAAAGTTTGTGCCAATACCAGATTTTGCAGTTACCCCTGCACCTACGTTTGATCTATTGACAATAAAGTAATCACCAGTAGATATTCCAGTTTTAGTAAGTCCACCATACTGGTTTTCTCTCAACGGAGAATCCAATGGTATATAGAACTCAAACTGAATTCCTTTTACCGTTGAACCTATTCCGACAATAGAACCAGTATCACCACTAACGGTGACACTTTCTTTTGTTACTATCGGATTAGTAAATCCAGTAGTACCAAAACCAGTATTATTCTTATCTCCATCTATAATCTTTATTGCAAATTCATTTACATCAGGTGCTTCGGCCTTAGAGAATATTAGTGATCCAGAATCAGCATATACAACAGTATCATTGACACTTACATCTTTGATTATTTTAGCAGAAGGGAATACTCTACCACCATAAACATCTCTTGCTTTACTTACCTTTACACCATCTACAAATAGATCATCTCTCTGCTTACACCATGTAACAGGTCTTAGAGGACTCTTAGTGTTAGTAATTCCTTGTCCTTTGTATAGTGTAGTTTGTAGAGTATCTCTTGATATAATTTCTCTTACAATTCTCTTATCTTGTGCTACTATATTCTTCATCTGTGGTGAAGAATTTATCTTCAAACTATCACCCTTCTTGATTTCCTGTATGGCAGTATCAGATGATATGTCAGCATCTGTTCCCCTATAGAATAGGACTTGTAATTTTGATCCAGCCTTAGGTGCTTCGGTGAATTTTATTTGTGTACCACCATCGAAAGTGTATGATGTAACTGGTTTTTGTAAAATATCATCTAAGAAAATCAATAGTACATCATCCAAACTAATTGGAGAACCTGAATCCTTTTCTATACTGACTGCTTTATTATTTTCCTTCAGTGTAAATTGAGTTTTTCTACCATCAAACTCATCAGAAAAATCATCTAAAATTTGCAACTTACCAAATATCCATGCAGCAAACTCATCATCTTGTGTTTCATTTACAGTAAATTCAGTTGCAACGAAATTAGTACCAGCACTAGAATCTGTAAGTATACCTGCAACAGATAATTTCTCTCCTACAGTATATCCATAACCAGTATTGGTTATAACCATATCTTCTATACTACTGCCCACACCAATCTTTACAGTAACAGAAGCACCAATACCAGTACTACCACTAATCAACTTCATATCATCATAAGCAACTGGAGCATCTACACTGACATTGAATGGTTTGTGAACTAATCCACCCCTGTTATACCAATGATGTGCAGTTGTTGTTCCAGCATTTACTTGGAACTTTGTGTTATCAACAACAGTGACTTGGAATGATTGTGCATTCTTATCATATGGTCTAGGTGCAAGAAGAGTACCCTGAGATCTACCACCAGTCTTATAGTAAGTTGGTACAGTAGAAGGACCAACTTGAATAGTAAATGTCTGAGCAGTTTTAGATATAATTACAGAACCAGCATAATATGGATCTGTTGTACGAGGATATGTCTTAGTAGAAGCACCATTGTCTAACTGACATGTCATACCAAGACCACTTATTACAACTCCACTACCTACTCCTAACCCGTGATTAGTAGCAGTGGTAACTGTCATAATACCTGAGTTGTTATCATACTTCGCATTAGTAATTGTCTTAGATCCAGAGTAGGTACATGTATATCCTATACCTTGTAACTGAACTCTATCTCCAGTAGACAATCCATGATTAGCAGAAGTTGTAACTGTAGTCAATCCAGTTAGATGATTATATGCTGCATCAGTAACAGTGGCGATATAATAACCCGATCCTCCATCATCTAAGAATAATTGTTTTATAGATCCATCTACAACTGAGAAAGTACCACCTGCAGCAGTAACTGATTCTCCACCAACAATTCTAAATTTTGGTACAGTAAGACCATGCCCTCTATATCCAGTACCAGTATATCCAAGAGAAACACTAGAAACAGTTCCAGCAGCAGATACCTTAGCAGTTATTATTCCTACAGTTTGAAATTGATAACCAAAACCATTTGTATTTGCTATATCTGCAATGATACCCTTTCTAGGTAATCTATTAGCATTCACATTAGATGTACTATATCTCTCACTGAAACCAGCAATAGCATTACCAGTAAATGTTACAGATGTAATACCAGGTGAAGGAGAATCTACAAACTCATAATCTGTATCTGGTTGTTGGAATACATTGTTTATCAATACAGCACCATAATCAGTACTTACTCCAACAGTATTGGCACCATCTTTCTTCAATGTAAATGTCTTACCAATACCTGTAAATTGATTAGCAATATCATCAAATACCTGATTACCAGTATAATCACTTCTTATAAATGTTCTTCCTTGGAATGAACTACCTCTAAGTACATCAGCAAATAAAAGATTATGAGTCCCTATACCAGCACTTGTTAGATTGATTTTAGTTCCTATAAGAGCATTTGCTCTATCTGCTGCAAAAGAGAAATTGTTTGGACCATTCTTTATCAAGAAATAATCAGCATTACCACTCAAAGGAGCTGGTGGGTTGAGTGATCTAAGTTTTACTTTATCACCTGTACTGATCAATTCTGTTAGAACAGTAAAGTTATCATTTGCTAAATCAAAATTTATAGAACTTACACCAACTTTTTGTCTATTACCACCATAAGGAACATCTGCAAAATGTATCATATCACCAAGAATATTATAATCACCATATACTTTCTGAACACTATCTCCTACAGCATGAGTTTCTTGATTAGTTCCTAACCATGCTCTATCAACCAATACATTATTAGCAATTCCACCAAATCCAACTGTTTGGATTCTCATCACTTCATTACCAATTTTTATTAGATCATTCTGACTATATCCCTGTGCATCCCAGAATAAAACTTCTCTGTTTGGTATAGTAGCTGCTAGTGTTGTTCCTCCACCAACTCTATTATACAGAGGAGATTGAATTACATTATCGAGTGATATAATTGCTTTAGAATTTTCTTTTATAGCACTAAAAGTATGAGTGCTTCCAGAACCTACAGTTGTCAATCCTATAGGCGAATTTGATAGTGCTAATGCTTTTGTTGCAGCAACTTTGAAGTGATCTTCATCCACCTTGATCACATATACGTCACTAGGTAATGTTGTTGCAGCACCTACACCGTTGACACCATGTTGTATACCAATTTGACCATTACCAGCCACATCTCTGTATTCTATCTTTTCACCAGTTACATAAAAATGATTTTTTATAGTAATCTGATTAGAACCAAGTAATAATACATTAGAATCAGAACCTGTGAATTTATGAGCAAAGATAGGATCTCCCTTATGAGTCAATTTGAATTTCTTCAAGAAAGACTCACCCTCAGAATTGAATATCTTATTGAGTGAAGATAGTTGGAACATTAGATCGTATACGTTACGTTTGAAGCAATAGAATCAGGCTTATCAATAATAATCTCAGATACCCTTACTGTATAAGCTTTATTTGCTAGAGGAGTAAATCTAAGTTGAGAACTTGAACCAGCAATATTCATATCTGTGGAACGAATATCACGAGTAGCATCTGCTGCAGTAGATAAGTTATTATATTTGGTGTAGTTACTATTACCACCCCAAGCATTTGCAGCAACTATAAAGACAGAATATTTACTGTCCGTTGTATTATGTATTTCAACATGGTATCTAGCAGACGTGTAATTGGAATAACTCTTAGATGAAATAATGGTTGAAACTGGTGACCCATTAGCAACTATGTCAGTCCTAGTTCCATCTAACTTAGAATCTCCAACTTCAAGACCTGCAAGAGGTATTCCTGTTCCAGCAACAGTTGTAGCAACACCAACTACTGATGTTAGAGTTGAAACTGTAATTGCAGTATTAGCAGGGGCTGTGAAATTCAATTTCAATACATTACTAGCAACTGTAGGTAGGAATGTACCACAATCTGTTCCAGCGTCCATAGTACCGAAGTTGGTATATTGTAGGTTGTTAGCACCATCTACCAACCATGTATACTCATCAATCTCTTTTTCACCTGTTGATTTAGCAGCAACAGTTATAGATCCAGACTTGAATTTAGTTGTATCAATATCAAGAAGACTCTTAGTAGGAGGTGAACCTGCTGCAGCGATAGAAGAAGTAACACCGATCTTCTTCAAGTTTCCATGAGATGTTTGACCAGTACCAACTGCCTGACCCATAACTTCCTTATAGAAGGTTATGTCATAAGTGTAGACATTGTTATATGGTGTGAAGGTAACAGAACAAAGATTACCACTTGTTGAAGTAGAAAACTCACCCAAATCAAAGGAATCAGAAACCTCTGAATAAGTGTTCATAAATCCAGTTGTACTGTCATGAGAAACAACAAACTCTGAATACTGAGCAACGTTGAAACTTATTCCTAATGAAGTATCAAGAACCACCTGAGCATAGTATTTGATAGCACTAACAGTACCCATATCAAACACATCAATCTCTACAGAATTGATTAGATCTGGATCATTATAGAAATCAGGACTAATATCATCTATCTCTAGAACTCTATTAGTCTTACATAAGATAGAATCACCTGCTCTAAATGAGTTGAATACTATCTCATTACTCAATGACTGTAATGAATCAGTATTCTCACTAACAAGATCGTGCTGATGTTTGCAGTCAATATCTGCATATGAGTTGATCAATACAACATTATCAATACCAGCAGAACTACCAACCTGAACACTAGCACCAGTACCAACAGGTTGTGAATTGATTAGTAAATCAGAATGCTTCTTGAATCCAGCAATATGTGCCAATGAATCAACTGGTTCACTCCATGAGGAAATGCCAACAAAACTCTTCAATGAATATGCAAAGTTCTGATAGTAATCATTATCTTGTACTCTCTGATAGAATTCACTTAGTTTACCAGTATCTTTCTCCCATCCAATTCCCTTCTCAATACTACTATCAACTTCAAAGTAACCTTCATAGTCATCCATTGATTCGATAGTACCACCAGCAAGAGAATATCTACCCCTTACTTTGTCTCCTGTATGCAAACCAACTAAACTACTTACACGTAGTACACTTAGTTTCTTACCATTTCCTGTGATAACATCTACATCATCATTCAATGGTTCACCATCTAGGAACTTACCTTCAGTTAGACCTAAACTAAACTTAGCAATATCCTTATCATTAGATACAGATCCAAATTTCTGGAAATCATGGAAACCAGGATCTTGGTCTACTTTGTAAGTAATAGTAGCAGAATCAATCTGACCAAAGGCAGTATTGATACCAGTTAGAGTAAAACTCGTATATTCATGCTCTGCAGAATTGAAACCAAGACCAGAACTTACACCAACGTTCTCAACAAATACCTTATCACCTACAGCAAATGGTAATGGATTTGTTGTAGTAAATCCTGTATTAGGTGTCTGTAACTTCAGTGTTACATTAGGTGATGCGTAAGTTGCACTTACAATACCAACACCATTACTATTATCAACAGAAATCAATTCACTATCGCCAGGTGCCAAATTACCACCTGCAGTAATAATTCTAACAGAACCAACTGCACCACCACTCAGTTCTACTGAGAACTTTGCATCATTGTTAGTTGTATTTGTCTTTCTATTATAAACAACCAAATTAGGTGCTGTGATATACTTCTTACCAGTAGAAGTAATAGCAACACTATCTACAGCATAGTTGTCTTTCAAGAATACTACTTGTGAAACTTCTGCTTCTGGTCTTAGTGTTTTATCCGATGGATACTCATATCCAAAATCAACAACTTGTACATTACTCAAACCACCAATATCTAAACCAAATGGTGAGAATGCAGCAGATGATCCTGTAGTAGATGCAACTGAGATATTAGGAAGGTCTTTATATAAAAATCCTCCAGATGTTAGTTGTACTTTACCAACTGCACCTGTAGTATTCTTAGATGTAGTTGTACAAGTTAGTTGAGATATACTGGTATATCCTACTCTTTCTGGTTTATCAAATATATTGAATTGGTAGGTATTAGCAGTAGTACTAGTAATACTATGTCTTCCTGTATACTTACTTGTATTGACTATAATCTTAGAATAATCAACAATATCTTTATTAATCTCTATAACATCAAATCCCTGTATAGTTTTCAACCTATAATAGAGAACTGATGGTACTTGTTCTGTGAAATGAACTCTTGTCTTACCACCAGTAATACCTGGTTGTATTGGAGTAGTAACTTCAATAGCAGATACACCAGAACCAACAAACTGTTTCTTATAATCTTGATCTAAGAAGAATTCTAACTCAGTATTGATAAGAGTATTACTTGAGGTATCAAATTCTAAAGTATCACCTATAGTGACCTCTAAAGGTGGGTTTACAGAAGAACCTATACTTACAAACCTTGTCACAGAGTTATATGTCATAGCAACTGCACTAGTAGCAGAAGATACGACTGTAAGATCTATAACATCATCAGGTCTTAGAGTATGATTTTGTTGAGTAGTTACTGCAACACCAACCATCTCTATTGTTCCTGTTACAGCACCTCTTTGTGTCTCAAATCGATGAGTATTACCAATACCAGTATTAGTATCGAACATGACTCTTTGGAGATCAGATCCAATACCACTTTGAGTAGTTACAATACCAATAGTATCATTAGAAATTACCTGAACATATACTTCTGGTGGTAATGGTCTCTTGAATCCAGTATTGACACGTTTCATCGCATCAGTCTGATATGTCAGTGACGTACCAGCACCAGGACTATAAAGAAGTTTCTCACCATGCCTAAACTCATGAGGTGTGTATATTGATCTTGTAGGAATATTCCTAGATTGACCTCTAACTGTAATTGTATGTGCAATACCTGGTCCAAATGTCAGTCCTATACCAACATCTTTAGATCCATCAAAGTATTTGATAACATCCTTTACATTATCTGCATTAAAGTTATTCTTTAGATCATATGTAAATTCTTTTTCTAATCTTACAATATTAGATCCGAATGTATGTGCAGCAGCAACTGAACCGTTTTGTGCTCTTATAAGATCTAGTTTATTATTGTAAACATCAAAATTATAGATCTTTAATTGTTCTGCATCAATAAGAACAATATCATCGATCTCAAATTTCTTGGCTTTAGTTACATCTGGAAGATATTCACTTAGTAATATACTGGTAGTTACACCTAAAGCATCCATAGTAACACCAAGACCAGTCTTTACAACTCTTGATCTTAGTCTTGTTATCGCTTCAAGTCCAGTATGGGTATTAGTTGATATACCAGAAATTTTTACCCATGAATTATTTGATATTCCATGAGGAGTAGTAGTAAATCCAGTTACTGTAGCATCTCCACTAGTAGTGAGAACTACATCTTCAAAAGTTGTAATTTGTGTAGATAATGAATCTATTGCTGGAGCTACTATTTCACTAACGTGACCAACAGCACCAAAACCATCAGTATCAGTGTTATCAAAGGTAAGAGTATCGCCAACATTATATGCTTCACCACCAGAAATGATATTGACCTCATCCAATGCTCCATCACTTATACCCAAAACTTGTGCATTGAATACTGTGTTCTTACCTGCATTGGTAGTAAACTCATATTCAGGAAGATTGTATGAATTAGTATTTCTTACTAAACCTAACTTGATTGGATCTAACTTTTGATTAGTATCCTCATCAATGTTATATTCATCTAACTTTGAATTATAACTATCACCAACAACATAAGGGAATTCTGGTTTCCTAACTCCATTGAAAGGATCTGATGGGTTGGTAGTTAGATTCTGATCAAGAGTTGTATAGTAAGCATATATCCCATTTGGATATTCTGGTGTGGCAGCAAATCTACCATTATGCTCATCTAAGTCACCAAATCCTTCAGTATAAGTGAAATCCTCTACAAAGAATCCAGCAGGGAACTTAGTAATACTAGGACCATCTGGTCTTTGTCCAGATAATTTCTTATAACTCGATTCGATGTATTTGAGTGAACCATCTACATTTGCATAAGGTCCATATATCGGATTACCATCATAAGCATATCCTAGGATCGGAGAATGTACTATTCCATTATCATTCTTGAATTCTCTTAGTTTTCTTGGAACATAATAGTTGACATATGGATTACCTAATGTTTCATCAGTTAGAACTTCATAGAAACCATCATCTTCTTTGACATCCCCAAACTTAGCATATCTCTCAACTTGGTTTACATTCCAAGTCTTGATATTACTTGAGAATATAGAATCCTTACCTGGTGTTCTGGCAATACATGTTGTACCTGCCTGAGTATATCCCATACCCTTCTCAATCATAGCAATACTGATTATCTTTCCACCAGATATTATTGCCTTTGCTTTAGCACCAGTACCATCACCATTGATTATTATATCTGGTGTACTAAAGAAATTCTTACCACCATCTTTCAATACTATCTGATCAATTTGTCCATTGACGATAAGTGGTTGGAGATATGCATCCTTACCAAGCACAATATCTACAACAGGTACCAACTTATCGTTAATAACAGTAGATCCATAACCAGTACCAGCAGTTTCTACATGTACACTACTAATCTTACCTCTTATAATCGGACTTGCTGATGCAGCAGCAGTTGTTATACCCTGTCTACCATCAATAGTTATAGAAATATCTGGATCTTTGAATGTATGACTACCACTACCAGAATTACCTATATTCACATAGTTTGATAGATCTTTCTTAGTAGATACCCTAAATGAGTCATCATCTACCTTGATAACATAGTATTCTTTATTATTTGTTAAGTTTCCAGCAACACTAGCAGCAGAATACTTAACAATTTCTCCAGAAAGGAACCCATGATTAGGTATATTGATCAAATCAATGTGATGATTTATCTTTGAAGAAGGAATAACTAACCTTCTATTCTTGACCGTACCACCACTTACAACAAGAACCTTATCAACTATTTGTCTCCTATCAGTAGTTGTAAATTTCTGAATGCCTCCACCATTGGTGGTGAATGGCATTGAACCAACACCTGCAAGTGCATCTGCTTCAGTTTCGGCTATATGAATATTGAAATCATCTAACTTGATAACAAAATAAGGTGCAGAATCTACTAAGTTACCTGGCGTTATACCAATACCTATCGTTGTAGTGCCACCACTTGAATATATGACTTTCTCAGCATTCTTTAGACCATGTGGGCTTGTGAATACAAATCTATTAGTATGTGTATTGAGAACCCCACCAGATGAAGTACTATCAAACTCAACCACTTGAGGTTGAATCTTCATCTTTGCTTTTACTATAACGTCTTTATTATTACCACCAATGAAATTGACATTAGGGATCTCTTCGTAGTCAAGTCCTTTACTATCAACTAAAACTTCTGTTAATGTACCTTCAACTTGTGCTATACATGTTGCAGAACTTACTCCAGTAGTATGTCCATCCTGAGTAATAGACAAAGTAGGTGGATTAACTACATCATATTCCGAACCCTGATTGAGTACTTCTATAGTTTCTAAAGGTCCATGATAAACCTTATCGGTTGCTTTATATGAGTATATTTCTACGCCATTAGCAAACAATCCTACTGGTCCTTGAACTGTTTTTGTCTTTATAGATCCAAATTCAGGTTGCTTGAATCTCCTAAGAATCTTTTGTGCACCCAGATCGGTACCGTAAACGGTCTGTGGGGTCAGTGTATGAGTAGATATACCAGATAGGTCATCACCCTCAAAAACATTGATAAACTGCCCTCTACGGACGTTATCAGCAGAATACGATAATGAAAGTGTATTCTGATCATGTGACTTGACATAATATGGAACTCTATCATCTAAATTTGATAATGTTCCTATACCAGACACATAAGAATATACAACTAGATCACCATCATTGAAATTATGATTAGGTGAATATAGTCTAGTAGTAGTTGCTGCAACAGCAACATTATCAAAGGTTCTTATACGTTTTTGTGGGTCAATATTCCAAGAAGGTAGACTATTTGATGCAACATATACTTCATTCTCATTATTAGAATAAGAATTCTGAACATCAGCAGTATATCCAAGTTGAGTCTTTACAACCCTTCTAAAATAATATACCTTAGTCAAATCTAAGGTAGTAGTACTAATTTCTAGAATTTTATCAGATACAATACCAGTTATAGTACCAGGTACTACTACATTATCTTCATCAACTACCTCAATAACATCATCTACAAATAAACTATGATTTTGGTTTAGTTCAAACCTATAGTTACCAGGTGCAACAAGTGTAATTCCAAAAATACTGTACTTAGAAGCAGTATTATGAATAAAGGTTGACCATCTATTATCCTTCTGCTCTTTACCTAAACTCTTTACATTGATACTACTTTCTTCTTGTTGATTTGAAGCAGATCCTACAAACTTATTAAGAACACCCAATACGTTTAGATCTACCCTCTTACTAAGATCACCATTCTCGTATGAGTAGGCAGTCAAACCAGCAGTTACAGTTGATCCAATACCACAAGGTGCAGTTATACTCGATACACCTAAGAACTGAGTATAATTCTTATCGGTATATTTGAATACCCTATCTTCAAAACTTACAGTTCCAGTAGTACCAAAACCTACAGTAGAATCAACGTTTAGGATAGTTCCACCTGAAGGTGTGCTTTGAGTCAAGAAGGTTTTACCTGCTTGCTCAAATTTACCTAGAGTTGTACCTTTAGATAAAGCAACTTTATAATAAGTCTTATTAGCAACAACACAACGTTCTACATTATAGATAGATCCACTAGTTTGTACAGGTGTAGTGTCCTGTATTAGACTCTGACCCTCAATACTTAATGGGTCACCATTCACTACATCACATACTAAAATATCATTTACAATATAATCCGCATCTGATGGTCTTACTAAGTACTTGGATGGTTGAACCATCTCAACTGGTTCACCATACAACGCACCAAACAATATCTTGAATGCTTCTTCTGTACCCTTAGACTTATAGAAATCCTTTGCCTGTCTAATAAAATTAGATTGGTTTAGTTCTTCATTTAGAGGTCTTTCGGAGAATCCTGGTAAGAATTGTACCTTTAGTTTCTTGAGAAACTCCTTTAGAAATATATTACTGAGGTTTGTTACCCTTGATTCTGCACGATGTGTTCCAATACCTGTTGCAGTAAAGGTTAGGTATTCTGGAGCATTAGTCTTATTATTCTTCTCTATACCACTAAAACCCCTAACACATCCAGTGAAAGAAGTACTACTGATACCAGTATAAGTTATTATCTCATCATTTATCTTCAGCAATCCCCATTGTCTAGGCCAACCCTTAGTAGAATCAACATAGATCGTAGAATCTAAACCATTTGCATACGAGGTTACAGACGTAAACCCAGTCATCACCTCATTATTGAGATAATCTAGTTGCTTATACTCTACAAGATTATCAGCGATATCAATTGTACCGCCTTGGAATTCCTGAGAGATATAATATTGTTTTAGAAATTCGCCAAAGTAAGGATTTTCATCACCAACATACTGGGGTATCTGGCTCTGAATTACTTCGTTTATCTTTACTTTTGTGAATGATGTTGTGATCATTAGGTAGTTGCCGTAGTAGTATTTACCCTCTTATTTTTTCGCCATTTGTGTAACTAGATTGAATATTGAATCTAGTACCAGATGTATTAGCACCTGAAGCGATGGAGTCTTCTCTCATGTAGAAATTGCTATTAGCAACAGAGAATTGTAAATACAACTCTTTTCTTGCAAGAACATCGTTAGATTCAGGTATTGCCTGTACTTCAACAATGTTATTTGGTTTAACAGTACTGGTTATGTTTGCAGTATTGATAACTACCTCACCTTTCTTATAATCAACAGTTCCAAATGAACTGGATAGAACAGTTGCTGTATTATCAGCAGCAAGAGAGAACAAGAATAAATTGCCCTTAGTTGTTCCAGCAATACGTATATCCGAGAAATAAACAGTCTCAGATATGCCACTTACAGTAAATCCAGTAGATTTGATGTTATAAGCATCTGCTCCTATATGAAACTCATTATCAAAACATAATTCATATTGTGTCCATTGGTTGATCTGTGCTGGTAAATCTCTTCTAATTCTTACCGTAGTAATATTTGAAGTAATTGTAGTACTTACATTGTCAATAAGTGATAGAACCTTACTGTATTTGAATCTGCCACCAAACTTATTCAATTCGGGACCAGATGCAAATGCTGCTAATGAACTAACAACATCTGTCTTCATATTCTCTGGATCTCCTACAAAGTTTGCATTGTAGTAAACCCAACTATCAACTTCAACATATAAGAACTTCAAGTCAACCATAGTAGGTAAAATACCTGCTACAGAATAGTTCTTTAGAGAACTAAGTATCTGCTTCTTAGTGAATTCAGATAAGAATGATCCGTTCTTTGGTTTAGCAGCAATGTAAACCTGACCATACTTAGGAGGAGTAAGTTCCTCACCACCAAAAGCACTTATAGATTCTATATTTGGATATACAGAAGGTACAATTGCTTCATAATCACTTGCAGTAACTGCCCTATGTTGTGTTGAGTATAACCTAGGAGCATAGTACCTAACACTCTGCAAATTCTCTATATCATCCCCATTTTCAGATGGATAACTAGGAATTATAGTAGCACTGAAATCAGTTACTAATGCATCATCCTGATCTAACAAAGTACCAGTAAATGTTAGACGAGATACCCCGTTACCATCCTTACCATTGGTCTTGATGTATGAAACATCAATTACATTACCGTTAGATAATTTATTTCCAAATATACCATCGCCAAATAATACCTCATACTTCTCATCACTTGTTTCTTGAATCAAGTAAATCTTAGAGGTTGAGGTAATTCCGAGAATATTATCAACTAATGAATATTCTTCAATTGTGGTACTTGATGAATTTTCCCTTACGTTTACACGTATAGTTGAGGTATCAATACCATCGTTAGGTAAAATGAACCTCTGATTCGGTTGCGAGTCATCGATAACAAATGCATTGGACAGATATTGTCCTTGATATACCTTGATGATACCTTCAGCTTCACCATTCAGTGCAGTTCCAGTAACTTGTTCGGGTATAGAAAAGACATAATTTACACTATCAACATTACCATTGCCGATAATGCCAGGTTCAAACTTGAGAGTAGTAGCTGCTGATGGTAGATCTGATATGTTATAACTTACGTCCGTTACTGCTGCTCTTCTTGATCTAGGGACATATCCTATATTTCTTGCTAATGATACTACATTCTCTCTCAAAGTCGCACTATCAATAAATGTCTCATTGACAACCATATTGGTGTTATAGGCTGTACTGTATGAGTTATATGCTAATAGATTGATTAGTATAGAAAGGTTTGATCCCTCAAAGTCCATATCAGTGAACTTAGAGTTCTCTCTGACATAATCCTTGATGGAACTTTTTATATCCTCAAAATTTAGGTTTGTAAACTGTTGAAGTGCCATTATAATCTTGTTGGTTCGAGTATAAAGTTGACGGTTTGTGTTGGTGACGATAAACCAACAATATCGTATTCTATGCTTATATCTAAAGCATTATCATCAGGAGTTGCCTGAACACCTATTCCTGTCAATCTGACTCTGGGTTCATGGTTAGTGATAGTTAGTTCTATCTCTGTCCTTATAGGATCAATAAAATCCGAGGTTGAAAGTTCAAATAAAGAACCCTCAATCCTAGTACCGATCAACCTATTAAAGAATATTTCACCTACTTGTATGCGTACTAAATTTTGCACAGCACGTTTGATAGCGTCCTCATTTTTCAAGACAAGTATATCATTAGTAACGGGATGTCTCTTGAAGGATAATGAAATATCCTTAAATCCCCTTGAGAATGTTTGTGCTGGCACCAGTTTCCAGAATCTTGGTATATTTATTATTTATTGCGGAATTTAATAGTCATCTTCATGACCAAGGTACTTAACCTCTACTATGTCTGGATGGGGGTAACCACATGAATAAAATTCGTCTGCTAGATCTTGGGTAACGTCCAACATCTCGTCTTCATCTATTCCTTCTCGTATGATTACTCCCTCAACGTAGATATTATACAACTCATGCATCGTTGAGATAGTCATTTTTGACTATGTATAAAAAAAGGATCCCTTTAGAGGATCCTCATCTTTTCATGTCCTACCCTTGCTTTAGGGTCACACCATATTTCATAACCTGCTTTTATTGCATCTAAACAGAAAGAAACATCCTCACCACACATATCTTGAACTTCACCTGAATCAAATACCTGCATTTGAGGAGCGAACCAAGGATAAGTCATCTCTTTATTTTCAAAGACTCCTTTCTTGATAAGCAACCAACCAAATCCAGCATAATCAACTGTGAATGGTTTGCGACGTTTTGTAATGCCATCTAACATCTCATGGTTCATCACACCACCATTCTCTTTGAAATCACCTTCTTCTAACCAATGTGCTACTGATGATGTATTACCATCTTCAGTTACATACCATCCAGAAGCAATATCCTTATCCATCAAAACTAGACGGTAGAACTGTTCAATACCGAAAACGATATCACTATCGATCCATAACTGATAATCATACTCTAACTTACCGTCCCAAGGTAATTGATCTGGTCCACGTAAAACATTTGCACCAAGACACTTACATCGGGCAAAGTTCACCATTGAACTGTAATCTTGAGATATTTGTATACTTGCTCCCTGCTGCACCAACTCAAAACAGAGTGATACGAAATTCTTTAGGTATGTGTATGAAACTCCTCTACCTGGTAGACAAAAGACAACGCTTTTGCCTTTGATCATCTCTCTTCCTTTTTCTAATGAGAAATCATCTTTTTCTGCAGTTGGTGATGTTGATACCACCTTAAATCCTTTTGCCATAACCAAATGTCATTCATATACATTATAACAGATTATATAGGTAGTCTGCAACCCTCTTATGCCCAATTTGAGATAAGTGTCCTCTAGGTCTCCAATTTTCATTTTTACCCCAAAAACCACGTTTTCCTTTTCCTATTATTTTCTTGATACGATGTAATTTAAAATCAGTCATATCATAGTAAAATGAATCACCTTCTTTCCATCCTCTTGGTTCTACACTCCAATGTATTACTTTTATATCTTTCATCCTACAATATGAATCAACAAGTAATATATTCTTCCACATGTTCTCATCATCTAATCTAGCATTTTGAAACTTTGTATAAAATGTTACTGCTAGTGGTTTAGTTACTGCCATACCATCCTTGTATACTTGAGGTATGATACCTTCTACTTTACCTGATTTGTAAATATACTCTCTTCTATTCTTAAATGTCCATTGCACTATCAATTGGTCAACATCATGATCCTGTAGATGCATCAATGTTCTTCTGGCAATATTATCATTACTAGCAGCAGATTTAGCAATATTTTCTGCTCCTAGTATTTCAGCATAAGTTTGTTCTCCTTCCTCTAGTTCATCACCCCAAGTGAAGGAACACCCATTACATAACAGTGACATTGTACTTGTTTTCAAATAATCTAGCATCTTCGATGTTATTTACCATCGGTTTTCCACGAACATTCAAAGATGTGTTTAGTAGGACAGGACAACCTGTACGTTCATACCATGCCTCTAGTATGGGTCTCAGGATGCTTTCAGACGTTTCTGGGACTGTTTGTACCCTAGCAGAGTTATCAACGTGTAGACAAGCAGGTATATCGTCCTGACGCTTGCATTGATAAGTATAAGACATATACCTAGAGTGGTCAGGCATATCAAAGTAATCGTGGCAATGCTCCTCAAGAATAGCAGGAGCAAATGGTCGGAATTTCTGTCTTTGCTTGATATCGTTAACGAGGTCTTTGGTTTGAATTTCTCTTGGATCCGCAAGTAGACTTCTGTTACCAAGAGCCCTAGGACCAAACTCTGCACGACCATTTGCGATACCAACGATCTTATTTTTGAGTAGGCACGTAACCACCTCCTTCGGATCGACCTTACGCTTGATGTTGTACCCCAAGTAGGGTGTGAATTGAACTTTTCCACCATAAGATAATAATGCTGCCCCTAAAGCACCTCCAGCGTCGCCTGGGTTAGGCATAATCCAAAGATTGCACCTTTCCCTAAGTTTTGTATTTACAACGCAGTTGAGAGCAACTCCACCCCCATAACAGATATTATCGCTATATTTCTTTGCTTTGTCAAATATTATCTCTAATTCCTGTTGTAGTATCCTTTCTGCACTCTTAGCAACGTCATATACATTATATGGGATTTCTTCTTTACGAATACCCTTATGATTGTTTCTATACAATAAACGCTCAACCCGATTCATATAAACAGGATTTCCGAACGCTGCCATCCCCATAAAGATATATTCTTCATCTAGAGGTTTTAGACCTGCCCATTTGGTCAATGCACTGTACCATAGACCAATAGAGTTAGGATACTTCCTAGACCAGACTTTTTTGTACTCTGCCTTCCCTTCAACCATTTTTGCAGTCCATATTGAACTACAATCCCATTCTCCGATAGAATCAACAACTACACACGCTGCTTCTTCAAATGAAGACGTTTGAAACGCTGCAGCAGCATGAGACTTGTGATGTTCGTGATATTCGGTTGCTTCTAACGAATAGTATCTCTCATTCTTTACAGTTTCAAATTGACCAGCATATAACTGCCTACTCTTCTTCCAGAAGGGCATTTCGTAAAATGCCACTTTATCGTCTTTTTGATAAGTCTTTGCGGCAATGATTGCCGCTAAATCCAAAGTCTTATCGTGTTTCTTCTTTGAGTATCTTTCAGAATGCGTTGCAAATGAAATTTTGCCATTATTGACTACGGCAATTGCAGCATCGTGAAATCCTTCAGAAAATCCAATCATTCTTCGTCTTCGTAGATATACGGATCTTCACGTTTTAATTTCCAGAGTTTATACTCTCCGTAGATCCAATTCCAGAGTTTTTTCATATTTTTGATTAATGCAATGTATTTATGACTAATTTTTGAACATTTTAGCAGTCTTTATGATAAACATCAAGTCTAACGCAATTCTCATGTGCCCCAATTCATTTGGATGCTTATATTTTGCTTTTGCGTATCTTTTGTCATTATTGAGTTGTAAAGTGTATTCTAATGGCGTAGAATCGTCGCAAGTGAGTAAAGCAAGTGGAACATTGTTTATTTTGCAATGATTCTTGATTGTAGTGTATGCAATTTGTTCATATGCCCTTCCGTACTCTTCTTGGTAGATACTTTTGTAATATTGAGTCCAAAACTGCTTATTGATTGGTCGTACACCTTTTCTAAGTTCTTCTCCTATCTTCACATCTCCAAAGTCACCATTTTCCCAATCAAAACTCTCATCAGTCGCACTATGGATTGTTATATTAGTCCAACCCTTTTTCTTTCCAACCATTATCAAACCTGGTTTATATTCAAACTCATTATTTTTCAATTTTCGTATTCTATGCGGATCATAATACTCCAATCTCTCAGGAAAGGTCAATTGAATGATAGCAAGATCATATTTGGTTATATCATTCTCTACAAGTAGATTACGAACGATTCTGGCATTACTAGCACCACCTTGAGCAACATTGCAAACTTCTGCCCCTATTTTATTTCCAAGAAGCGTACTATATCTAGTTTTTTCAGGATCTTTCAATTCTCCACCATAAGTGTAAGAACACCCATCAACGTAAATTTTCATCCCCACGGTTTTGTATTGAATTCATTATACCACTCATCGTAAATCCATGCTAGATTTTGTCTACCATAAGATATATCTTCCTCGGAAAGGTCTTGCATATCACTGATCCATTGATCTTTGAGTAATTCATGCCTAGGTGCCTTAGTTCCCTGTTCTGGATAGTAACAATTGTGATATAAGTCATTTATTGGATAATCTAGAAATTCTGACAATTCTTTTGTCTTACCACTCCACAATTCTTCCATTACGATAGGTAAAGTCGGAAATACACTAGACCATTTCTTATAGATGTCTACGTAAGAGTATGCGGAGTCTAAAACTGATTTCCAGTAAGAAATACTGTCAGGATACTTCCTATTGATCATTCTCCACTTGAATCTATCTTTTATGTCTCTATTTTCCCAATCAAAACCCATTTCTGATTTATTTTGCGATCTGAGTCTATAATGAGAAGACATTTCAGAATAATGCCTTCTTACTGGATCTCTATAAATTATTAGCACCTTTACATTGAAATGTTGCTTCAATACAGGTGAAATGCCAACTAAGAAGTGATATGGTAAAGTAGCAAGTTCATTTGAGAAATCCATGACTGCTTTATAGTCATGTTTGACATTTTCCCAAAGAATCTTGTAATAATTGACATAAGTGTCAATATTTGGATCAGATCTAAAGTAATCTCTTATTTGTTCTTTAGTTTCTTGTAGATACTTACTATATTTGCCCCAACTCCTATTTCTTCTTGGTTCTTTCCTATGAGAGAGCAATTCATCAATTTTTTGCCCCCTGTACTTCTTCCAATACGCATATCCATCCATTTCAGACAATTGCTTTAGCAATCTGTCTTCTTTTACGAGTCCACAGTGTCCGAACTGATTTGTTACCTGTAAACTGTACCATAACGGAGTAGTTGCAGACCAACCAGTCCCTGACCCAAGAATTAGGGTAGGTTTATCATTCATGGTCTATATATCAGTATGAAACCAACATTATTATTGAATCCTGGTACGGGATGGGCTGCTACAACACCATTCTACTATACTTTAGCGTTAGACAACAAATATACTCACGCAGGGCATCTAAAAGAGAACAGTTATCTGTATACACTAAAAAATTCAGAATACGAACCTTATTTTTTCAAAAAATGGGAAAAAAATCAGGATCAGCATCTAGTAAATGAAAATACCCTAGATCACTTCTCTGATGAGTACATGAATGACTTTATTAATGGTGAAAGGAGTATAGACAAATATATTGACTACTATAAAAGGCATTTTGAAGAAATTGGTAGACCTAGTGTTGCAGACTTCAGTAATTACAACATATCAATGAAAGAAGATGATCTAAAATCAATCGCAGACAAATTAAAAGAACATTTCAACATAAAAGTGACTATGCAGTTCCGAGAACCTGTAAGAAGGTTCTTTTCAGAGACTGGATCTGTTATATCATTCAATAAGAACCGAGGATCATTGTATAACTTCAAACATGGACTAGATTTGCGGATGACAATGCTCATAAATGCAAAAGATCACACTGAATTGTTTTTATATCGCATTAAAAAGCAAGATTTCTCAAATCTTTGCTTTTATATGAAAAATTACAAGAAATTTGCAAATGTTTTTGGTAAGGAAAACGTATTACCCATCATAATGGAGAAATTTTGGGATCCAGATCAATTTAAAGAGCAAACTGAGCGATTATCTGATTTCTTGAACTTCAAAATTACCAAAATTCATGAAAATGTGTATTTTCCTGATAGAGGTAACGAAGCACCCCAACTTGCAGGTCTACCAGACCAATGGAAGTCCGATATTGACTCATTAACCGACGAAGTATATGATAAATCCGCTAAAATGATGAAAAACTTTATAAAATCTTGGGAAAATCTATCACTTTTGTAAGATGATCCGCAATAAGTTGATGTCCGAGAGGGGATGGGTGACCATCTAACCAATATTTGCCTCCATTCTTAGGATGACCAAGTAAATCTTGGTGTTGGAGCATGTCAGACCATGATGTTAGGTCTTCATATACGCATTTCTCCAACTCATCACCTCTTTTATTAGCAAATCTCCAGAAGTAATGTGGAATACCACGCTTTTTTAGGTATGATTCCATCACAAAAACGTTTTTCCAGAAGTTTGTATAGTGTAATTGGTTAGAACTGATAAATTTGTAGTAATAACGTGGCACAATATTCGTAGGACTCACACTTCCTGGTTGATATGACCTCCATTTTCCTTTTTCCCAATGAGAAAAGCGTGTTACAAGCGTAAATTGTACGATTACAAAGTTACAAGTGTTATTTTCTAACCATTCTATCGTTTCTTTGACAATCAAATCGTTACATTTACCTGATTGTGCGAGATTTACATGCTCATGTCCAAGCAAATATGAGTATCTTTGCGTTTCTGGGTGTTCTAATTCCATACCATAGGTATGACTACACCCATTGAAGAATATTTTCACAAATATAAAGTGTAATTAGGGTCATCTGCACCCCTATCAACAACCATTTCACCTTGACGTTCAGGAAAATAGTCTTTCTGTTCTCCTTCTCTAACTATATCTGACGTAATACAGTGTAATCCACCGTCCCAAAAATACCTATGACGGAAGTTTATAACATGTGGTGTGATATTATGACGCTCAAATGCTTCAAATACCTTCTCATTATATCCATTTACGATCACATTGTTCTCATCAAGTACTAACATGTTGGTATCAAAGACACTTTCCTCTACATAAGTGACCCAATGATCCATCCAACTATCAATATAGTCAATCAAATCATCATTATCCTCCTCACCTGCTACCCACCAACGTCCACGATTCTTATTTTTCATCTTAATAAACCCATCTATCTTATCCCATGACTCACCAGGTAGAGTTACAACATCCCAATCAGGGAAAGTCTTCTCGTAATTCTGAATATCTCTCAACGTAACAATCAAACCAGGTTTGACTGCACTAAAACAACCATCAGTATGACCTCCTACATGCAAGAAATGCTTACGATGGTCAGGAAATAACCTATCCATCTTTGCTCTAAAGGATACTTCGTTGATCTTATTACAGATATTACCAAAACCAAAGTACAAATCCTTACCAACACGAGTCATAATACCACAGTTGATGTATTCATCATACACAACGTCTATATTATTATCTTCACACCACTTCTGGATACTTTGAAAACAGTAAAAGTCATTGTTTATCGGGAACTTATTATTCGATCCGATAGTCAACATCTCTGCTTGTAGTATTTTCTCCTTGATCTTCTTCGTATCTACTGCACTCAGTACATATCTCACTCTCTTCATATCTTTATTTGCCCTGACTCTCATCAAAGATCCACCTGTTGATAAGCGACTTGGGTCTAATGCTTCTTCTACCATTTGTGCAATCGCACGATAACGAGGAGTATTCACCTTATGCCAAGGTTCAGACATCATTCCACTAAAGATCTTCTCTACATCAATGTTCTGACCAAACTTATCAGAAGGCATAAAGTATTGACTACCTACAGCAGCAGTATGATCTCTTGGACACATTGGTGGATTACGAGGTTTATCTCCAGCTCTCCAATGGTCTTCTATGTTATCTGATATATCTGTTCTCACTACAGTCGCACCAAACTCTTCTATCTTACTAATCAGTTTCTGGAAGTCCTCTTCTGTCTCAATGGCAATCTTCTCCATTGCATTTCGGACTTTACTATTCTTAATTCTGCTATAGAATTCTGGTGGATATGATCTACCTACGGCACATACCTTTAGTGGATCCCAATGTTGTTGTACAGTTTTCATAAGTGATAATCTTGTCGTTCACCTTCACGGGAGATATCGGAAGTTATACAGTGTAAACCACCATCCCAGAAGTATCTATGTCGAAAGTTTACGATATGTGGAGTGATACCATATCGTTCAAAGGCATCAAACACTTCCTTATTATAACCATTGACTATGACATTCTTTTTATCTATGACTAGCATGTTGACATCAAATACAGTTTCTTCCACATAAGTCACCCAATGGTTCAACCAACTATCAACAAAATCAACAAGTTCCTGATTATCTTCTTCTCCTTTTATCCACCAACGTCCACGATTCTTTTGCTTTGCTTCTCGAAACCCTGGCAGTTTCTTCCATGATTCATCTTTGAGATATACAACTTCCCAGTCAGGGTAATACTTCTCATAGAAACTCATATCCTTGAGAGCAATGATAAGACCTGGCAGTACAGGATGCATACCACCGTCACCATGACCAGGTGTATCTACTGCATGGACACGATAGTCAGGAAATAATTTTGCCCACTTATCCTTATATACGTTTTCATTCAATTTATTGACAAGGTTTACATAGTTGAAAAATATATCTTTTCCAATTCTCCAAGACATTGCACCATTAATATATGAGTCATATACAATGGGTACATCATTCTCTTTACACCACTTCTCAATAGAAGCAAACTGATAGAACTTCTTATTACTTGGGAACTTATTGATACTTCCAATTGTATTGGTTTCTGCTGCAAAGATTAGTTTCTTTACCTCTTCTGCATCGATACCTGCTAAGTAACGAGTAAAACATTTTGGTTTTTGTTTTTTCGCTTCTTGTTGATTATCCCAAAATTCACGACTATCCCACCATTCTTTCCATAGTCCTTTCTTACTTCTCAACTTCATCAGTGCAACAGTAGATGAGATAGGTCTACCTGGCAACATCAAGTCAGTCAAATACTTTGCTAATATCCTTTCTCTACTATTATCTCTTTGAAATAAGTTCTTATCTAATAACCCATTGAAAATCTTCTCTACATCGATATTGTCACCATACTTAGGAGAAGGCATAAAGAATCTATTGCCAATCATAGTTGTGAAATCTCTTGGACAGAGAGGGGGAGCAGACCATGCTCCTTCATTCTCATCAATAAGTCCTATATTATGATCTTCTGGATTCTTTGATACATCAGTACGAAGCACCTTGACATCAAACTCTTCTAACTTCGATATAAGCGTTTGAAAGTCTTCTTCTGTTTCAATTGCAATTCTTTCTAATGCTCCTCTGACCTTAGGATTCTCAACACATGAATAAAACTCAGGTGGAAAACTCCGACCTACTGCACATACTTTGAGTTTATCCCAATGCTGGTGTACTGTATGCATTATGAAAAATGATAAGATTTATACCACTCATACCATTTATGGACTTGCTTCTTTGCTTCCACATGTAGAGGGTCTTTCGCCCATTGTATCACATCTTCCTTCTCTTTCCATTTACTTATTGTTATCTCCACACTATCAACAACTTCTGACTCTAATGCTATAAAACCTGAAAGACCTTTTGCAGTATCATAAAGAGTATCACTATATTCCTCATACTCTTCATTCAGGTCTTTGACCTTACCAATAAACATCACTTGATACATGCCTTTAATATAATATAGAAGCTGCCTCTTGGACAGTAACACTGTTATTTAGAAGTCCTCATATTTCACTTGAAGATTCTTATATTTTTCTTACGATATGGTAATAAGAAAAATTATCTCACATGGGTTTACCTTATACTACCATAACTCACAGTTGACAAATTGGTGAGGGTCTGTTATGATATGTACATCACTTGGGATAGTAGTTCAGTGGTTTAGAACGCTGCCCTGTCACGGCAGAGGTCGTGGGTTCAAATCCCATCTGTCCCGTTTATTGCCATCATAGCACAGTGGTAGTGCAGGGCTTTTGTAAAGCCAAGGTCGTCCGTTCAAATCGGTCTGATGGCATCGGGATTTAGTTCAGTTTGGTAGAATGCTCGCTTTGGGAGCGAGATGTCATAGGTTCAAATCCTATAATCCCGACTAAGGAATATCAGGTCTTTCCCACATGGGTCTCTTCCTCCTCCATGTCTGGATTCGTTTTTGGATATCCATCTTTTGATAAGAGGTAAGATCAATTTGATATACACTTCCACCATACTCTTTACGACTATCATGTTCTCCTTGATACACTCGAATAAAGTTAGTGGGAGAGTAATCAACGAAACTATACTCACTATCACGTAATACCACATCATCATAGATATAATCCATTCTCTTTAGATTACAACCCTTACCTTTGATATACTGACAAGTGTACTGTAGTACATTATCTTTATACTCAAAAGTAAACTCAGGTACTTTGACCTTTACAAACTTTTCCTCTTGCAGTCTCTCTAAGTTTTCCACATCCCTGTGGAAAATCTCTTTATTATCATACTCTATAGTCTTCGTAAGGTAAAAAGATGTAGACGTTTTCCACAGGGGAGTCTGCTTTTCTAACTCTTCATCTCTCCTAGGGTGCCATAGCACATATTTACCACAACCGTCTTTACGACTATAATATGAACCTGTCCAAGTCAATGGTTTTATCGGAAATGTATACATTATAAAAACCTCAATAATTTCACTTCTTTATCTAGCTCCTCAGTTCTTACCAATTTATAATACCATCCCTTACGTACAATGAATGTATAAGGATGTACAAGTTTTCCACAGGTTTCAAATGTACTCCATTTATAATCAATGTCATCCTTTTCTAGGTATCCTTTATCAATACATCTATTATATCTTTCTACTATCCGAGAGTCAAGAGAGGGTTGAGGGATTACGGGGATATAATCAAACTGTAATATATTAGGTAGAGAGGCACTCGAAAGATATTGACTCTTCAGTGCATGATAGGATTTCTTATCGTCCCACTTGACGTAGTGAATGTAATCTCGACCTCTGCAATGGTAGTCAATAACATTGTTGAAGTAGTATGCATCGTTTTCGATGTACTCATCTAACTGTTCGTATGTCCAATTCCATTCATTGATTGTCTTGTAGATATGTGCATTGAGTCTCTCATGAGGATCTCGAATGAATGCAACTACTGTCTGGTCGGTATATAATCTCTCCCAATCTACGTTGTGAACAGAGTAACATGAAGGTATATCCTCTATTGGACACTTGTTCACCAAACTCTGATTACTCATACGCCCTGAGTGTAGTGCTACTTGACTTCCCTTGGGATCTATGATATAATGTTTAAGTACATCGATGGGTTTCTCAAATGTTACACCTGCACACTCAGGTATATGAATATGTAATAACTTGAATATCTCGTCAGTCTGAAAGGATGGTATGAAGTCGTGGGCGGCAATTGCCTGTGGAAAACTAACGTATTCTCCCTCTAGGAGGTTATACTTATATACTGGAGGGCACTCTGTGGAAAACTCTGACTTCCCTTGCAGGGACTTTAGGTCTCGGTCAAATCTTTTATACATGATAAGTTTTCCACAGGGGTTGTGGAGAAAGTAGGTTAGAAAAATTCTAAGGGGGTTTTTTATATAGGGAAAAAAATTTTGATTTGTCGTTAGGTCGCTCGTTGGTAAACGTTTGTAGGTTAGAAAGACGGTACTTTTTAATATACGGGCACCGCCCCCATAATTATAACATAAGGGGCACAATATCACTGCCTAATTCACCCTTACTGCCAGTACACAGTTGTTAACACATAACACACAAAAATGCCCCCAGTGAGTAACACTGAAGGCATTGCAATCTCTGTGAGTTTGTGTTATAATAGGACTGTAAGATTGTCCTATAATTGTTTACCAATTAGAACCGTAATACTTGTACAAAATGTGTCTAACTGTCCTTGAAGTTTGTGCTGCTTCGAGTTCACTTAGTGCTGCAAGATAAGGCATGAGTTGTTGTTAATAAAGGACGAGGGATTTGACTGTCTTTGTTGTTAATAACGATAGGCGAAGTCATTCCGAGTTGTTTACACTAACTGTTGGAGGATTGTGGACGAGTTGTTGTTAGTTTTCTGATGATATTATGCTCGCTTAGGCAACAATTACCACAACGATTTCTACGAGGTTTATAACAATTAGTAGAACGATTTCCACAGGGTTGTTGAAAACTAATAAACATTTTATTAGACATTTATAACATTTTGCGTATGAACGATTACACCTAGTAAAATAGCATCTTCTCTATGTAATTTGAACAGTTCATTGTAAACAATAGATGGCATACTTTTATCAGTGTTTGTAATACTTTTGGCAACACGATTAGGGTTACTATGTATCATTTGCGTCTCCTACTGAAAGTATCAATAATTGCTGCGGATTCACTAGATAAAGTATCAACAATAGGATGACTATCTATCTGAGAGAAAATATCATTTTCATCTGTGTAATTGTCTGAGTTGTAGTCAAAATCTGCTTGGTAATCCTCATCTGATTGTTGATAAGAATTGAATGTAGAATAGGTCATGGAAACTAATAACGAGAGGGGATAGATTGGTAAGGGTTGTTTACATCTTTATTGATGCAATCAGTTGCTAATTGTTTGAACAAATTCATATCATATTTCTTTGCAATTGTTTCCTCTAACTCTTCAGGTGATAAGTATAACAAACTGTGCAGCATATTAGATGTTATAAACTTCACTAAATCTTCTCTTCTCATGTTGTTAGTAAGTGCCTCACAATATGCTGTAATTGTATCACTTAGTTGTTGTGCAGTTAGTTTCATTTAGTGGCGTATTTTGAATGATAAATGTTTACTAATTGTGGTAATCCTTTTGTATTATCAACAACAATGTAAGTACCATTACACACCCTATCTTCTAACTCTTCTGCAAATTGTTCGAGGTTTATAACACTTTTCTTCATAGTTTGCCCCATGAATGATAATACTTTGAACATGTAATC